TTTTTTTTTTTTTTTTTTTTTTTTTTTTCCTTTTCCTTTTTCCCAGAGTGTGTCTGACTAACACTTTCACCCCGTCCTCAGGGGCACTGGACTATGACGACTAAAATGTCTCTACCTCTAATACACTTTCCTGCCAAGTACGGGTTTCATCATAAACAGGTTTATGATAATCACGATCAAAATGATTCAAGTACAATAACTCAGAGTAACTAGGAAAACCCTTTGGCACATCCTTCATTCCTAATTTTAATAGATATTTACGATCTTTAGCCAAATCTTCAGGAATTATTCGATGCACAAACTCAACACCACGTAAACCTACACTAATTCTATAACTTTCATCATAAACAAACTTAAGCATATAATACGCACCAGGCTCAACACCGAGTGTGTCGTATGCCAAACCTATCAATCTAGCTAAATTATGATAAATTGGAGCGCTTCGATCGGCGCACACGGACATTCGCCACTTATACTGATATATAGGACGCCACGGAACAACCTCACAAATCCCAGGAAAGTAATTCTGAAGATGAAAATTTTGACTCAAAATAAAATGACGTTTCAAATAAATTGGACCCCTATAAATAACCTGAAGACAGGTACCAGAGGCAACTTTCAAATAAGTCAAAAGAGAATAATATGTACTATTAGATTTCATCTCAACACCATACTTAGCATTGATATACTCGGCAAACCCCTCATTGGTGATACTATCAAGATCACGAGGAGCACTGCCCAAATAATCATCTCCAAAGAAAAGACCAGCTAGTCGCCTGGCAATCAGATATTCCCAAATTTTCCGTCTTTCATCCCTACAAACCCTGAATAAAACATTAAAAACATAACCAAACCAATAAAAATTAATCATGATCCATGAATTACCATGGGAAGTCTCAAGACTACCAGATGGCATAAACCCAACTATCAACATGAAATCCTCCAACCACTTGACCGTCTTACCAGCCAACATCTCCGCAAGACCCTCAACAATACATTTTATCAACAAATACATAGGATCATTATCATCACGGAGAAGCCAAACTAAACTAAACATCTGATACATGACCAAATGCATAGCTCCAATTGAAGTATCCAAAGCCTTGATGTCACCATCAAAAAACTTCTGGGTACCAGATTCAACAAACTCATATGTAATAAAAGTTGGATCATTGTCTCTAAAAACGGGCTTATACTTATCACCCAAATCTCCAAATAAAGCAAAAAACTTCATATAAGCACCACCATACATCCAAGACGTACCAATTTCTATATGAGCAGAAAGATTACGCGAACCTGGATAAAGTTTGTCAAAATCAGGATAATAAGTTCTCTCAATCTTTCTAAATTGGGTTAAACGACCAATCACAGAATCCTTATACAACGCAAAAATGCGACCTTTCATTGCATAATCCTTTACTTTCTCCGGATCAAGAGTACCCTCATCTATACAGGAGCGATTCTCATCCTTAAAAGACAAAGAAGTAATAAATTGTTTAAATTTCTTCTCAATAGGAACAGAACCACCCTTGATCATCTGAGCAGCAGACAAAATAAAATTTGAAAAATCTCTCAATATAGAACACGCCGCTTGGTTTTTAGAGGGATGTTTAGTAAAATGCACTTCGCACAGTTCAGTCTTAATAGGATCGATAGTAGGCCATTTATCATAACCATTTTTCTTGGGACCTAAAGGAATAAGACTCATGTCAGACGGCTTAAAAGTAAACCGTACTTTCTTCTTTGATCTAACACAATAACAGTAAAAGAAATTCAATCCCCGATTGACATCCTCAAAATCAAAACCAGGACGAAAGGAAGGAAATTTCCGAGGAAATTTATCCAACCTGGCCCTGAAATTACGCTGAACGTTATATACAACATTAGTAACATAAGGATGCTCACTCGTACCACCATATCCTAAATTATAGCCAGATACAACACGCGAACACAAGACAACTAACGATGGAATTTCCTTATCAACATACTTCAAACCTGTTGTCAAATGATTCATCGGGCATAGCACCTCTCGAG